GTTAGAAGTATTTACCATTGGTGTACCGTCAATTTGACCGTTTTCAAGAATAAATCCGCTGTTGTTATTGCCCTTAATCATTGATCTGAAAGTAGCCTTAGCTGTATTACCCATTAAGTATTTCTTCTGACCGTTTACATTAGCGTCGTCAAGTCCTGCTTCAAAAGCGCAAAGCTGTGCATAAGTATCAACGTTTGTTTCAGTAGCGCCATAGAAAATACCTGCTGGTTTTTCTGTATCACCTGCAACAGCACCAAAGATTGTAGCTTCCAATTTATCATTGAGTGCATTAACAATATCTCTCTTAATAGCTGCTTCAACGCCGATTGTATCCTGTGCTAAAAGTTGCTTAGAAATGTCAACGTATGCTGTTAAACGTTTTGGAGAAAGTCTCTTTGTTGTAAAAGTATTTCCGCTTGCAGAAGCTGCTTCGATTTCACCTGCCCAACCGCATGAACCTTTGCCCATAATAGGTACCTGAACATCGCCTTTTGGAAGACCTGAATACCAACGAACGCCAAGATTTGCTAAAACAGAGTTTGCATAAAGTGGCTCCAAAATACCCTGGATTTCAGTTTCAACAACTTCATCATGAACACCGTCTACCGCAGATTCGCCTGTGCCATAGCCCTGTACAGTCATTGTACGTGTTTCTGCATTAACTGTAATAGATTTCTGGTTATTTTCGATTGCATTACGCAATTCTTTTACTAAACTATTTTGTTTATTCATAATATTAATATTATTTTTGTTTTCTTTATTTATTTCACGTTTTTCTGCTTTTTCTTCAACCGGCTTTTCAACCTCTTCTTCTGGTTTTTCAACCTCTTCTGGTTTTTCCTCTTCACGATTTTCTGCTTCTGGTTTTTCGTCAAGATTTTCTACCTCTTTTTCTTCTGGTTTTTCAACCTCTTCTGAACGATTTTCCTGCTATTTTTCCTCCTCTTCTTTCATCTTTTCTGCTTCTTCGAGTATCTTGTCAAGCTCTGCTTCTGCAATATTTCTTGCCTCAATACTTCTTGCATTAATATCCGTATCAGAATAAGCGGGGTAAGTAACAGCTGATAAATCATAGAGTCCGCCGATTTTCATGATTTCCCTGTACATCTTTCCTTCACGTTTTTCCCACTTTTGAGAATCTTTTTCATCAGAAATAGAGAAACAGAAACTACAGTTTGAAATATCGCCGCGCTTAATCAATTCGTAAATATCATTACCCAACGTTGTATTTGGAATATCAAAAGAAAAGTAAACACCGTCTTCCCTTAATTCAACGTCAAGCGATCCGCCGCCATTTCTATATCTAGCCAATAGCTGATTAGGATCATGATTAAATGTAAAGATAATATCAGAATTATTAATCAATTCTTGTGTGACCGCCGATCTGTTTATCTTTTCATAGAATCCAAGATTATTAGAATAGCTGTCAAATACTATAGCTCTTCCTTCGAGTCTTCGAGAATCTTCTTCAAGATTTCTGAAAACAATAGGAGAATATCTAACTTCTTTATTCATCTTTTGTAAGATTTATTTTAGTATTTATTTGCTCTCTTCAGATTTTGGTTTTCTTCCTATCTTCGCCGGCTGCTTCTCTTCTTTATCTTCTGGTTTTTCATCAGTATCATTTTTCTCTTCAGATTTATCGCCAAAAGTATTCTGCTCTGTGTTTGTGTATGGAATAGCTAATTCATCACCCCCTTCAACTTTATTGTAACCAAGTTGTTCACGTACCTCATTTCTACTAAGTATCCCCGCATTTACGAGTGTAACATAATAATTCGCTGTTGATTGAGAATCAGTTCGTAAGAATTCTCTTTCATCCAAATCAATAAAGATATTCTCTTCACCGACCAATTTTCTGTTGAATTCTGCCTCTATAATCGAGATATATGGAAGAAGTGTCTGTGTTAAGAATTGCAAATTAGCTGCCTCTACAGTGCTGTAAGAAGACTTGCTTAAATCCTGCAGAAGTACTGGTGATATATTGAAAAATCTTGCAATTTCAGATACATTGAAAAGTCTTGTCTCAATCATCTGTGCATCCTTTGCATTCTGTGTAAGCGGCTGAAAATCAATATCAAACGGTAAGAACTTGTAATATGCCTTGTCTGCATTTACATTGCCCTCAATAGAATTAAGCGCCTGTTGTGCCTGTATTTTATTCATAGGCTGTTTAGCATGAACAATACCTGTCACATTAAGTCCCTTTGCAAAATAGTCAAGTGAAGAATTTTCTGTATAGTTTGCCAAGTCTATAGTCCTTGCTGCATACTTCAATACACCAATACCTGTATGACCGTCACGAGAATTCTTGTATATATGTAAGATATTTTCAGGCTGTATTACCTTTCCTGCTACAGTGTTACACGTATAGTAAAGCTTCTTCTTGTATTTGTCCCACTATACCTGAACATCATTCGCCTCCAAATAACGTATGCCAGTCACATGACCTCCTGACCTTTCAATAAGTGCATAACCGTTACCAAACAATAGCATATCAGATACCATCATTTTGATAATCATATATTTGCTCATATCATTGTTATTGAACGCTAAATTAAGCTCATGATCATTGTTAATCTGTGCCTCTCCTTTATCGTCCTTAAACTTCACCTGAATAGGCAGAAGTGCAATAGAATTTGATATAAGCTCAACGGCTGAATACACCGCTGATAAAGACAGTGCAAAGCTGTTATGCTGTTTGAAAATAGAAAATCCACCAGATATACCGTAAACATCTTCATATGTTATAGGATGAACATCTGCAGATCTTTCCTCTTTTTTCTTTCCAAAATTGAACCAACTCATATTTGTTGTATGTATTTTTCATATTTATTTGACAGTAAGAAATATAAGCTGATTCTCATATTTCCTCTTCACCAAAAGCTGTTTCTCATGAAAAAGATTTCTCTGAAGTCCTGTTAATTCCTTTGGATTCTTGTGATACTTCTGATGACAGTCCTTGCATAAGGAAATAAGATTATCCTTGTCCAACAATAGCATTGAACGTACCTCCTCCTTTTCCTGATCATCAAACTTAATCAAGTGATGAACCTCTTCCACTGAACTTGTTTTACCGTCTATCTTGCAACATTCACAAAGCGGGTGCTCCTGCTTATAAATCATAGACAGATTTTTCCACGCCTGTGTATTGTAAAGTTTTTTCTTCCTTTCCGTGTTTTCATTCTTAAACTTCCGCGGTTTCTGTATTGCTGTCATAATTAACGTATTTTAGTTTTATTCTCCGTAATAATAGTCGTTGTCAAGCAAATATCCTCCAAGTGCCTCTAACATTGCAATAACTATATCGATTTTCTTGTTTTGGTCGTCTCCCGCCTTAATAGGTTTGCAGTTTTCCATGTGATCGATTTTCAATTCACAGTTGTTAAAACACCATTTAGTGGCTAAATTCGTGTCTATAATTACCTTGTCGTTTCGTAAAAGTATTTCAAATGTTTTGGTAGGCCTGTTGAAATTACCAAGTCCCTGTGCAAAGGCCTCCATTGGAAGTCCTTCTGCTGTAGCATTCTTTACAAACATAGCCGCCTGCCATGCATCATAGGAAATTTTCTGTATTGTAATATGCTTTTCTGTCTGCATAATATCCGCCAAAATAGCATCATAGTCTACAGACTTTCCGCTTGTAAGTTTTGCATAACCGTTATGTAAGAAATTTTCATATTTGATACGATTAGGCGACTCTCTTAAAGCGACCGGCGGGATATACACCGCAGATTTGAAAATAAACTTGTCGGGGTAATAAGAGCGGCGGGCGTCGGGCGCAAACATTATACACGTAGCTGATAAATCGCGGACTGCTGATAAGTCTATACCCATATAACCCATGTCTTCTTCTGTAAATTGACTCATATCTACTTTCTCCATGTGACTGTCTATCAGTTCATTAGGTAACCATGCATTCATAGATTGTACCCACATATTCAGATTTTTGGTCTTTACATCTGCCTCTTTTGCTGTATCGTTTTTTGCCTCAAGAATTCTTTCCTTCATAGCGTCCTCAAGCACTGTTACCTTATAGTTTGGTGAAGCTTTCTTCCAGACTTTTTCATCTCTCCAATCATCATCAGGGTCAAGCTGATAAATTGCAAAAAAACGTGAATCATCTTCCTTAAGTCCACGAAGAATTTCCATTCCAACCTTCCATTCTTCATAACACGGGTAAGTATCAAGAAGAACTCCTGCAGAAGAAATAATTATCGCCAAAGGATTTTTACGGGCAGTCTAACCAGATTTTAAAACGTTATAATTCTTGTTGTTTTGAGCGGCGTGGTATTCATCAACGATAAAACACGACGGGTTAAATCCGTCCTGTTTCATTGTATCAGAAGAAAGACATTTAATTTTTGAATTTGTTTTTGGATATATCAGATAATCGCGATAAGTCTTTAGGTGTTTATGACGCGGATCAAGCGATTCTGCAAAACCATTAATAAATTTATAACATGTTTTTGCCTAATCTCGAGAATTAGCCACCAAATAACATTCTGCTCCCTGAACACCATCAACCATCATCGCCGCTAACATAATCGCCGCTGATAAAGCGGTCTTGCCGTTTTTACGAGATATAAGTAGAAAAACATTACGAATAACACGTTTATTATGGTCGTCTGCCCTATACCAACCAAAAATATTAGCAACGATCCACTTCTGCCAAGGAAGAAGTTTAAAAGGCTGCCCGGCAAACTCATCTTCAAAATGTTTTAAGTGTCCAATAAAGTCTATAACCTTATTGACTTTTTCATTGTCAAACCAGAAATCTTCCCGGTCAAACCAGTCTTTGAATCTTTTGCACGCCAAACGAATTGCTTCCCCCGCTATCTCTTCTCCTGATAATACATCATTAACGTATTTTTGCACGTCGGGGTTAATTTCAGTAAAGGTACTCATTTAAATAAAAATATTCAATATCTTTAAGTTATTTATAAGATATTGAATATTTGCATTTATTTGTAATTATATGATTATACACGAGATGTTGTTAATCTATAAGTAACAGAACCAGCATTATATGTTTTGTCAAGAACACTAAATTCATTCCATGAAATCGTCATATTTGTTGAACCGTCTATATCT